AATGGAGATAATATGAAAACATATCCTCTCGCATCCTCGACATGGGGAGACGAAGAAATACAAGCAATCCAAAAAGTCATCGACAGTGATCGATTTACGATGGGGCATCATGTCAAACAATTTGAGTTTGAATTTTCGGAGTATTTTGGTTCACGCAATGCTGTGATGGTCAATAGTGGATCAACTGCAAACTTGCTAATGCTCTCACTTTTACGTTGGAAAAAAAGACTCCCATCCACTGCCAATATTATTGTTCCTGCGGTTGGTTGGAGCACCACATATTTTCCGATTGTTCAAAATAATTTTGGTATGAACTTTGTAGATGTCGATCCGTATACGTTTAACATTAATGTTGAGCAAGTCAGAGAAGCAATTGACGAAAATACAGTAGCAATTATGCCAGTAAATCTGTGTGGTAATCCTTGTGACTATAACGAGTTGTTGATGATTTGCGATGAGCATAATTTATTTCTTTTGGAAGATAACTGTGAATCAATGGGTGGTCGTTGGGCAGAACATTATCTAGGAACTATCGGTGACATGGGTTCCCATTCTTTCTTCTTCTCACATCATATGTGTACGATGGAAGGTGGTATGATACTGACAGACGATAATGAGGATGCAGACTTTCTACGAAGTTTACGAGCACACGGATGGTGTCGTGATCTGTCCGAAAATTCAACTCTGTATCAACGAACAGGTGATTTCTTTACTGACAGTTTTACATTCATTGCTCCGGGTTACAGTGTTCGCCCACTTGAAATGAGTGGTGCTATTGGTAGTGAACAGTTAAAGAAGTGGGACTCCATCATAGAAGGTCGATTAGAAAATACTGCATTCTTTCAATCGTTGTTTTCTGATGTACCTTGGTTAAACATTCAGCAAGAGCATCATGGTGAGTCTAGTTGGTTCTCGTTTGGTTGTGTTTTGGATGGCACATTGAAAGGCAGACGCAATGAGGTGGTCAAAGCATTCGATCAAAACGGTATTGAGGCAAGACCACTTGCAAGTGGAAACTTTTTGAAACAACCTGTAATGGAGTATTTTGATAATACCTTGGTTAAGTTCCCACTTTCGGTAGCAGAGAACATTGACACCAATGGATTTTGGGTTGGTAATCACATGGTTGAATGCAAGGAAGGAATTCAAAAGATGTATGATGTATTAAAAGGTCTTGCAGAATGAAACGTGTTCTTATCACAGGATCAAGTGGATTCATTGGTTCACATTTAGTTGAAGCAATGACAGATTTTGAAATTTATCAATGGGATCGTAATCAAGGTGATCTAAAGTTACCTCAAGACTTTCCTGAAGTGGATATTGTTATTCATTTAGCGGCATTCAACTCAACAAAAGATTTCTATCTCAAGGGATTTGATGTTATTCGGGACAATATTCTGACGACATTAAATCTGTTAGAGCACTATCGTAACCAAGAAACTAAACCACTGTTCATATATACAGGGACTCCTGAAGCAATTACAGGTGCGACAGACTATTTTGGTTACAAGATTCCAACTGATGAAGAATGCCCCGCAGTGATTGATGATGTCAAGAATATTCGTTGGAGTTATGCGGGATCAAAACTTTTGGGTGAGCAAAGTGTGGTTGCATCTGGTTTGGATTATGTGATCATTAGACCAAACAACATTTACGGTCCTCGTCAAAAGAATCATTTTGTTGATGAGTTTATTGATCGATTGCGAAATGGAGATCGTGAATTATACGGATGGCAAAATACTCGTTCGTGGTTGTATATTGATGACTTTGTTGATGCATTCACACAGTTGATATTCAAAGAAGAGGCAAAGAACGACATTTTCAATATTGGATCAAATGACGAAACCGAAGTTATTGTGCTTGCTGAAAAGATTGCTGAACTATTGGATATCAATCCATCAGAGATCGTTCGCAAAGACGCACCTGAAGGTTCGGCAAAACGTAGAATGCCAGATATTACAAAACTAAAAAATATCACTGGATGGGAACCCAAAATCAATCTTGAGGATGGATTAGCAAAAACTGTTCGATGGCACTTGGAGTTAAAATGAAATTAGGTATTATTGGTCTTGGGGTTGTAGGTCACGCAAATAAAAAAGGGTTTGAGAAGTTAGGGCATCAGGTCATTGTTCACGATATTAAATTGAACACAAAAATCCAATCTGTATTTGATTGTGATATTGTGTTTGTGTGTGTTCCAACACCATCTAAAAGTAATGGGTCATGTGATACAAGCATTGTCGAAAGTGTGATATCTTCTCTTGCAGATGAAAACTTTGGGGGCATCATTGCAATTCGTAGTAGTGTAGTTCCGGGCACAACTCAAAAAATGATTGACAAATATTCTAATTCCCGAATCTGTTTTGTGCCAGAGTTTTTGCGTGAGAGATGTGCAGAATATGATTTTATTCACGATCATCAGTTACTTGCAGTTGGCACAAACAATTTTGAGATATACTCAAATATGGTTAGGGCACATGGACCTTACCCAAAGAATACAGTAATTCTAAAACCAACCGAAGCAGAAGTATTGAAATACTATTTGAATTTATATGCGTCCACACGAGTAACCTTTGCGAATGTTTTTTATGAAATATGTCAGAAACTTGGGTGTGACTATACGGATGTAAAGAATGCGTATGTAATGACAGGTCGTCATGGTGATATGTACTTAGATGTCAATGATGATCTGCGTGGTTATGGTGGAGTGTGTTTACCAAAAGATACTAAAGCAATTGTTAAATTGGTAGAAGACCTCAATTTAGATTTGAAGTTTTTTGAAACTGTTGATAGAGATAATACAAAGTTTAAATCCACAGTATTTTCTGGAATGCGAGATGGGTAAAAATTCTAAAGTATTAGACATTCGTGGTGGGTTAGGAGTCCAAGTATTTGAGTATTTGGTTGGACTTGCCAGAGTACCAGATGGACAAACTCCCGAACAATATTATGAAAAGATTGTGTGTAATATTGGTGGTGGGGAAAATATCATGGATCATTCTCGCACTAGTTGGTTAGACAAAGTATTTGATTTAGATTTACCATACGAAACATCAAAAGGTTTGAGTAAACAACACGCATGTTCACCATTCAACTTTCAGCAGATTGTGAATAAAGATATTGTCAGTCAAGTTCAGTTAAAACAAAATGCCACTTCAAACGGTTATAAGATTCTTCATATACGAGGACGAGACCGTTCGTTAGTTGCACCTGCTGACTATCTCAACTTGGCAGAAGAGATCGGTTCTGATTTCAAAATTCTGACAAACGAACCAAAAGTAGCACAAGGAATCATTGATACATTAGGATATGGTGAGAACATCTCATCAGACCCCGTGACAGATTGGTTTACGCTAGTGGGCGCAAAAGAAATCCACGGTGGATTGAGTGGATTCTCAACTAGTGCGATGCTGTTTGATCATGAAAAAGTTTATCGTGTGTACTCAAAAGAAAACAGTCAAGGAATCCATCAAGTTCCAAAGGATTTGTATGATAGTTTGGAAGTCTTCCGACAAAGTTATTTCAAAAATATGGAGTGGATATAATGTTGTTGAGTGATTACCTCAACATATCAGAACTCAAACCACATGAAGAGGCATGTATTGAGTCACCCAAAAACTTTACAGAGAATGCGGTGAATGCATATCGTGTAATGATGGGAGTAGAACCCCATCCGATTGTATTTTCACACGAAAAGTATTTCGCTCGTCATCCAGTATTGAATGATGTTGAACTCAATAAGAAAGGACAACATTTGTTTCGGTGGGCATTCGGAACCTATGCCGCTCGTCATCGTTGCGAAACACCTGAATTTTTGGATAGGGGTTTAATCATTATTGAAGATTTCCTAGACAAAGATTGGCAAGAGGAACTACAGAGAGAGTTTGAGACAATTCCTTGTGCAGTGAATAAACAACCATTCAATCTTGCATCTAATCTGATGAAGATGAGCAATACATATTCCGCAGTCAACTATACTGTCAACAGTTCAGGATTGCGTGAGTTAGTACAAGGATGTGTGGGTAGGCACAAACAGAATGCAACGACTGAATATCGGGAGAAGAGTTACGCACAGAGGGTTGAGAACTCACCAGACGACAACGATATTCAGAAGGTGATACACTCTGACATCTTTTTCCCTGCTATCAAGTGGTGGTACTTCCCCGATGAAGTCAAAAGAGACCACGGTGCGTTTCGTTATATGACAAGACCTTTAGGAATGGAATCCAACTTTTTGGGTTGGTTGTATTTGCAAAGTGTTAGGATTGCCGAAGGTACATACGAAGAGTGGAGGGGCAAAGACCATGCCGAAGGGAGTTTGCGTATGTCCGAAGTAGAGATAGGCACACACGGATATGCAATGGATCAGGTGACTTGTAAGGCAAACACTTTGGTGATTGCCAATGTCCAGAACTTTCACTGTCGGGGTGATACAGTCAAACCGATTACTCGTAACGCAATCCACGGTTCTATTCGCATAGAAAAACCATTTGTGATTTGACATAGTGTGCCAGATAGGTTATACTAACTCTGTTATGACGAAATTGAAGACAATTCATACCTTTGTATTTTTTGATGATTCTTATCCACAGATTTATCACACTACTAAAGAATTCTTTTGTTTTTTACCAGAGTGGGAAAATCGTATAAAAGAAATCAAAGAATTTGAAAGTGACTTCTAAAGATTTGGAGCAATATTATGCGTAGACTTTACATCGTGGAACACTGGATTCCTTTTCCGATGTCGGAGTATGGGGGTGTTTGGATTCTGATCGCAGATAGTGATGAACAGGCAGTTGATATGTTGTGTGACTTTCATCCTTCTTTGAACTATCGTAATGAGTGGCAACCCACAATTGAAAAGCAGGTCGAAGAGGCAAAGAAGATTGTGGTTGCTGATGATGAACCTATTGGATTGAGGCATGAGTTTATAACATGAGTGTAGTAATTGTATATAAAACACCACAAGGCAACACGCAGTCTTGGGTGTGCGATGAAAGTAAGTTAGACCACATACTCAAAATATGTGAAGCAAAAAAACTTGAAGTTTTAGAACTCGATTATTTGGTTGGAGAACAGGTATGAAGAAAGGTGATATCGTAACAGTGGTGACACTGGCAGGAGAAATGATTGGTAAATTCAACAACAGTGGTGCGGGTACAATTACTTTAGATGACCCTCGTATGTTGATTCAGAACGAACAAGGAATGGGATTTGCCCACGGAATATGTGTCACGGGTAAGAATAACCCAACAGAGATTACATTCCAAAGTTATGTGTTCGTCACACCAACCAATGAAGATATCGAGAAGGCATATCGCCAAGCAGTCAGTGGATTGATGTTGTGATTACAAATGACTTGACAGACAAGAACGAATTGCTGTTGGTGCTGATGGAAGAGTGTGCTGAAGTTCAGCAAGAGGCATCTAAACTGATGCGGTTTCCCTCCAACTCTGCTTCTGATTTGGAAAAAGAGATTGGAGACTTGTTGTGTATGATTGATTTGTTACACGGATGGGATTTAATTCGGTGGGACGAAATAGAAAAGCAAGCACATCGCAAACGAGAAAAACTAATGAAGTTTTCACACTTTATGGGAGAAGATTATGAGTGAGCAAGTGATTGAATTTGAGTTTGACCGTCAAACCAATGATACTTGGACGATGATGAAGTTACTAGAGCAAAGAATTGGTGATCAGTTATATGACCCCGAACCTATCTTTGATGGTGTTCTGAATTCTGCGGATCGTCAGAAGTTGGTTGTGTTACAGTATGAGTTGAATCAAGTGTTGGATGGGTATGCCCGAAGTTTAGTGAAGCAAGACGAAACGATGGGTGATTTGAAATTTACCACAGCGGGTGACTTTATGGATGAGCAAAAAGAATATGTTTATCCGGGTAGTGATCCTCAAGTATGAAAAAGCATGATACTATAGATATAGGGAGGGGGACATGGCATCGTGTTCATAACTACGACACTCAACCACTCAAACTTGACGAGTGCGTTGAGTCCGACATTGAGAGAGACAATGGGAGAGTCTGCAGGGATTAGTCCGGTACATCCACCGATCCATACGAAATACTATCGGATGACAGTACCAGATGTTACCTATCCAAAACAAGAATCTATTACCACATCAGCAGGAAGACATAGTGAACCTGTTGATCAAGAAGTTACAGTTTATGATTATGATGGAAGAACTATAGAAGTCAAGGTAACAAAAAATTCAAGTCAAATTTTAGATACTTTGGTATAATATAAATGTTGCAGTTGCTAAATATGGATGCTACCAAAAGTAGCATTCCTCTTTAGTTTCTCACAAGGAAAAAACTGCATGAAGTTTATCAAAAAAATATATGATGTCATTGTCCGGGCAAGACAATTACAAGCGGCATTCGCAACCGCAAAGTATCTCAAGGATACAAACAAAGACTTTCGTAATATAGCATTAGGTGATATTGTCAATCGTATTATGGACACCGATCATCCTACTCACATTGATGGGAGTAGAGCATAGTTGATATCACTATTGATTGTGCTATTGATGGCAGTAGAGACCACTTTCTTTGACGCTCAAGCAAAGTATCGTTCAAATCTAAATGCAGAAACTCACCGAAGGTTTGGTGAACATATTTCTGTTTACAGAAGACGAGTTGAATAATTTTTTGGGAGGTTGACAACAATCTTTTTTTTTGTTATTATTGAAGTATGAAGAAATTGAATGAAGATATTACTCTAATCAAAACTAAAGGGTACACTTATTATCTGAAGTGGATATCCACAATTTTTATTCTTGTTGCTGTCGCTTGTCGTTCAGTTGAAGAGATTGCTAAAATTTATGATGTGGTATTTTCATTGATAGGTGCGGGTGGTTGGTTGATTGTGTCACTGGCATGGAAAGATCGTGCACTGATCCTATTAAACTCTGTTATTGCTTTCATGTTATTTGTATCAATTTTAAGATATGTATTCTAACTTATTGATATTGTTATAAATCTTTTTTTGACAAATAGTGTTGACATTATGCTCCGAATGCGAGATACTAACTATGTTGATTGAGAAGAGAGAAATGATTATGAACGAAGCAATTCAAAACCTGATGAACCGCATTGTTGCTGACTACAACGATTGGACTAACCGTCTGGCAGACGGTGAGTTGAGTGAACACAACCTTGCCATGATGCAAGAGTTTGAAGAGAAGGTTGACTACAAAGTCGGTAACAAATACATTCGTCTTTTCCAAGGTAGTAGTGTCTGGGGTTTTGTTGTTAATACTGAGAACGACAAGCAGTTTAACTACGGTGACATTTTGATGGCGGCAGGTTACAACAAACCTGCACGAAACAAGGCACGGGGTAACGTGTTTGACCTTGACAATACTCGTGTTCAGTGGACAGGAGCAAACTACTTATGATAAAGGAAGCGAAATGAGCGCAATGGGAAATTTCAACATGGCAGTAGAAGAGGCAATCATTGATGCCCTCGCTGTCAAAAAGGGAGAACCGATTGATGCGGTTCTTGCTTATGCTCTTGAGATGGTACAGAAAGAATATCCTTTTGCTACGGAACAAGTGATACGCAAAACATACAACGAGGTGATGTATGACTAAACTTTTTATTGCTTTGGTTGGCATGTTTCTTTTGTCGGGGTGTGGTTTATCAACTAGTCCTACACACAATATATACTTTGGTAACTGGTATGGTGAACCAAGAATGGATATATCGGTTGCCAATGGAGTAACTAATATTGGAATTCATGGTGGTATTAAGTAGTGCCCACTTATAGAATAAGACACAAAGAAACAGGTGAAATGTTTGAAGGTTTCATGAGCATTTCTGAGAAAGAAGAGTTCATGAAAGAAAATTTGGAATTTGAACAGGTGTTTGATTCAGTCAACATTGTTGGTGGTGTTGATGGTCAGCGTAAGATTGATGATGGATTCAAAGAAGTGTTGCAAAAAGTAGCACAAGAAAACCCAAACTCACCTCTTGCAGAAAAACTTGGTGGGCGTAACGTCAAAGAAATAAAAACCCAACAAGTGAAACACAAACACGGATTGGGTAAGACGGAGTGGGACAAGTGATCTTTGAACATTATGATTTAAATCTACCAGAATGTAAACGAAAGAACATTAATGGTAGTCGAATGTATCTCACCGAAACTGGTGAAGCATATCCATCTATTACTACTGTATTGAGTCGAATGTCTCGTGATGGCATCAAGGCATGGCGTGAGCGTGTTGGTGCTGAAACTGCGAACAAGATATCTACTCAAGCATCTCGTCGAGGCACGGCAGTCCACAAACTTGCCGAAGAATATATGAGTAACAATCCTAATTGGTCAAAGGGTGCGATGCCAAACAACATCGAAACCTTCAATTCAATTCGTCCAATCTTAGAAGAAAACATCAATCTTGTTTATGGACTTGAGGTCAATCTGTGGTCAGACTACTTGGGTGTAGCAGGGCAGTGTGACTGTGTATGTCAGTGGGATGGGCAGAATACAATCGTTGACTTTAAGACTGCACGGAAAGCAAAGAAAGAAAAACAGATCCAAAACTATTTCATGCAAGGATGTGCCTATGCGATTATGTTTGAAGAACGTACAGGTATCGCAGTTCCAAACATCGGTATTGTTATTGCTGTAGATAATGATGACCCTCAAGTGTTTCATGTGAAAAGAGATGATTATGTTGAGGGGTTGACAGAGCAAATAAAATTGTATAAAATGGAACTTTCTATGGACAAGGTTGTCTAATAGAGTGCCCTCTTTGGAGACTATTATATTATGAATGTATTTTACTTGGATCGGAATCCAAAGAAGTGTGCTGAGATGCATTGTGATAAGCATACTTGTAAGATGATTATCGAATACGCACAACTTCTCTCCACCGCACACCGTGTTCTTGACGGTGATCCCTACTTAGATAAAACTAAGAACGGTCGTTCTATCAAACGATGGCGACTTGACAAGTACGAAGATGTGTTGTATATAGCACACTCACCCAATCATCCCTCTGCAATTTGGGTACGACAAACAAGCAATAACTATTCGTGGTTGTACCAGTTATGGTTCGCACTCTGTAAAGAATACGAATATCGTTATGGTCGAGAGCATTTAACATTCACCAAACTAAAGTATGTGATTGGGTTCCCACCAAAGAACATTGCGAAAGGCAACATGACTGAGATACCACAAGCAATGCCAGACCATTGTAAAATGGATAACCCGATTAATGCTTATCGCAATTATTATAAGATTGAGAAGAAGAACTTTGCAAAATGGACAAAACGTCAAATTCCAAATTGGTTCTTGACATCAGTTGCATAGTGTGGTATAAATACTAAGTAACTTGTTGACGATAACAAGAAGGTGTTTGGACAGGGGTTCGACTCCCCTCATCTCCACCTAAGACCATTCAAGGATGAGTGGTTTTAGGGGGGATGCTCTGGGTTCGACAGGCAGATGGGCGGTTAGAAGAGAGTTACAAAAAGATAAACGCAAACGATGAAACGTTCGCACTTGCTGCTTAATTATAAGTAGCGGAGTCGTGGGGGAACTTGGCAACAGAATCCCCTTTTCTTTTATGAGGTACAAAGCATGAGAATACTTGTAATGATTATGTTATTGTGGACGACAGCATCATTTGCTGAACATAGTGGCATCTCACCAAATACTAAAGAACTTCCTATGCAATGTGGGGATACTGAACATCTTCTTGATGGGTTAAAAGAAAGATATAGTGAAGAAATCGTTATGATGGCGGCAAGTGCTAACGCAGAAGGTCACGAACTCTATCACTCGCTGTGGATCAATCAAGGAACTTCAACTTGGTCATTCATCGTAGTGAATAAACAAGTTGGTGTTACTTGTATTATTTCATCAGGAGAGAACTTCACCATGTTTTTTCCAAGCAATAATGGTATCTAAACTAAATACACATAAAACTATCCCTTGATTGATTTAAAGATTATGCTTTCAATATGTGCTATGAGAGAGGCACAACATGTTAGCAGAAATGGCACTTGCAAGTGCAGCATTCAGCACGATCAAACAATTTGTAGCAGACGGTAAAGAAATATACGAGATGGGTGATACCATCGCACAGTATTTTTCTGCTAAAAAAGAAATTCAAGAAAAGGCAAACAAGAACGGATACAAGTCTGATTTGCAAGCGTTCATGGCAGCAGAACAACTTGCCGCACAAGAAGAAGAACTGAAGCAGATGATGATATACCAAGGTCGTGCAAATATGTGGGCAGATTGGTTGAAATTTCAGGCAGACGCAAAAGCAGCACGTGTAGAGCAAGAGCGTTTACAGACGATAGAAAAAGTTCGCAAACAAAAAAAGACGCAACAAATGATTGAATATACCGTGGCAGGAATCATATCTGCTATTATTATCGGTGCTTCAATATGGGTAATGTTCTACCTTATTATGGAATATGGTGGTGCAAAGTAATGGAAGAAACCCCAAAACCAAGAACATATTTTAGTCCAGTGGTAATGTGGGCAAGTAGAATAATAAAAGGAAAAGTGATAGGCAAAGTAAATCGTAATAGTCGAATCGCTAAAAATTGGGAAAGAGTGCAAAACTTGAAAATTTTAGATGAAAGAAAATTAAAATGAAATGTTTTAAACAATTTTTAGAAGATGTTAGAAAAATGCCTGATGGTGGATATGGTGTTTATGCAGACAAATTTAAAAACAAAAGAAGGGTGATGACACCTGGTGGTAAACACGCAAAAGAATTAAAAAAAGTATATAAAAATAAAAAAGATGCTAACGATTATATGGCAGCGATCATGATATCGAAAGGAGGGTGATATGAAAAGTTTAGTTCTTAGTGTCGCACTTCTGATAGGTGGTTGCTCTATGATCCCAAGTTTTTGGGATGACAATGAATCATGGTCAGTGGCAAAGATTCGACACTCAGTTGATACTTTGAATTGCAGTGGTAACTATGAGTCACAGGTCAATATTCTCGTTAGTGATATTCGTTTCCTTCAACTTTATTCTGAAAGCAAAGGTTCAGACGACTTGAGTGAAATGATTTCACCGATGATAGATACTGCAATGGGTCTACAAAAGATGACCGTCAATGAAACCTTTTGTAAACTCAAAAAGAAACAACTTGTAAAACAATCAGCAATAATCGCTGATGCGGCAATGGAGAGATTCTAATGATCGAAGAAATTCAACAATTAGTAGAGTGCGAAAACAAAGAAATTGCGGCAAAAGCAGATGAAATTTGTATGATTCATACTGCATATGAAGAGGGAAATGTAACTAAAGAAATGTATGTTGAACTTTTGCAAGATGTTAAAAACACATATGAAATACAAGCACATGGTGATGATATGAAATTCAATTCAATGTTAGTGGCAGGTGTGTGTGGAATCCTTCAAGTTATTTAGAGGTAATTATGTTAGAAATATTATTGGTGTTTTCAGTCAATGGTGCGCCACTGGAAATATCAGATAGAATCTTCAATTCGTATGAAGAGTGTGTTGGATTTGTAAATACTGTTGCTGATATGGATGTAGTCAAATCTGATTATAAGTTTAGATTTGTATCATTGGATGGATTACTATTTGATGGGCAATGTATTGAGATGAAGGAATGGTTTCTAACACAAGGTAGAATAAACACTTGACAATCCACTCACAAACTAGTATAATATTGAGCATTGAATTAGGAGATAGCATTAGTTATGGTGAGTAAAACGAAAGAAGAATTCTCTTTACTGATAGAAAAATATGCACGAGATAAACGGTGTTCATATATGGATGCCATTGTGTTGTACTGTGAAGAGAATGAAATTGAGGTAGAGACAGCAGCACAGAAGATATCTACCAATATTAAAGAGAAGATTGAAGTTGAAGCACAAGACCTAAACTTTTTACCAAAAACAGCGAGGTTGCCAATATGAACAATACATTGAATGCTGAGATTCAAGGACTCAAGGAGGAAAATGAAATATTACGAACCGAAGTCAATCTTCTGCGTAACGAACTGACACAATATAAAAAACAATTGCGTGAAATTATTGGTGATGATATTATTAGAAAAAATGGATTCTTAGCAGAGGAAAATACTTGACATAAATAAAAAAGTACGTTATACTGTACGGCATATATTATGAAATTAGTGGATACGAAAATATACAGCAATACAAGGATATACAGATGACTGAATCATTCTCATCTCTCAAGCGGAGTTCCCGCAACAATCTAGAAAAACTCATGTCAGAGACCAACAAGATTGCCAAAGGCAATGTTGAAAAAGGTGGTGCTGATGACCGTTTTTGGAAACCAGAAGTAGACAAAGCAGGTAACGGTTATGCCGTTATTCGTTTCCTCCCTGCCCCATCAGGCGAAGATATCCCTTGGGTTCGTGTGTTCGATCACGGTTTCCAAGGTGTTGGTGGTTGGTACATCGAGAACTCTCTCACCACACTCAATAAGAAAGACCCCGTGTCTGAGTACAACTCTAAGTTGTGGAACTCAGGTATTGAGGCAAACAAAGAACAAGCACGGAAGCAAAAGCGACGACTCAAGTACATTGCAAACATCTATGTCGTCAAAGACCCTGCTAATCCACAGAACGAAGGTAAAGTATTCCTTTATCAGTTCGGTAAGAAAATCTTTGACAAGATCAACGATTTGATGAATCCTCAGTTTGAAGACGAGGACCCAATCAACCCATTCGACTTTTGGGAAGGTGCGAACTTTAAGTTGAAGATTCGTAATGTCGAAGGTTATCGTAACTACGATAAGTCAGAGTTTGAAACTTCATCCACATTGGGTGAGTTTGAAGACGAAGAACTGGAAACAGTTTGGAAGCAACAGCATTCTCTTGCGGAGTTTACTGCACCAGAGAACTTCAAGTCATATGAAGAACTTGAAGCAAAACTAAACAAGGTGCTTGGTTTAGATGGTGCTAAACCTGTACCGAAGGGTCGTGCTGCTGACGAAGAAGAACTCGATGAAGTTCAGAACTTCCGTCCAAGTGCGAGTGCAAGTGTCGGTAAAACCGCATCTGTGCCTAAAGCAGATGAGATTCCTTGGGATACCGACAGTGAAGATGATAGTCTTTCGTTCTTTGAGAACCTAGCAAAAGAAGACTAATCTTGACTTTGGGGTGGTGCAATGCCACCCCTTTTTAGAACGATCTGTCGTAACTTTCGTATAAGTCACCAGTTGTTTTAAGAGGACCACTTTGATAAGTGTTCTGAGATGTGTTCTGTACGTTAGTTGTTGGTGCAACTACATTGGTCGAAGGACCTCTATCTCGTCCTTGTCTGGAACCTCTTGCTATATCAGCACCAACTTGTTCTCTCCCCGTGTCTTGGATTTCTAGTCCATCAGAACCACCTCGTCCAGATCGACTCGTTGCTATTCGTGCGATATAATATAATCCATTTTCTTGCCTTCCAATTTTATACGCACCACCTTGATTCCTTTGAATCAATCCTGCAACAATACTATCTGCTTTTTCTTTACTTTCAATATTAAAGAAGTCTGCATCTTCTTCATTGACCTGATCACTCATTTTAGCCAATCTTTCTTTTCTACGATTTGCTTCTTCTCTTCTAGAACTTATTGGTCGATCTGATAGAGATTTAACTTTTTCAACTCCCTCGACTTCAACACCCAATTCTTCTAACGATTTTGCAGTGTCTTCAAATTCTTTACGCAAAGCAGCAACGTTTCTTTCTCTATTAGTGATTCTCCTACCCGTTTTACCTTCTGCAAAAGCATCTTCTAAATCTTGTTGGGCAAGTTCTAATTCTTGACGTTGTTTTTCTAGTTCGACTTTAAGAGCGTCTGCACGAACTCCATCCGCATTTGGTTCTCCCTCAGTATCACTACCAAAACCAAAAAGTCTATTT